CTCATCCGGGTGATTGTTTCACGGACGGTAGGCAAAGCATGCGGGACCGAATCGGATCGGCTCACGTCCGATAACGGAACCCCCCCCTACCCTGCTATCGGACCCTAACAGAACCCTAACATTCCGGAAAATGTTCACGCTATCATTATTTACTTTACCAGTCGGGCCGGTCTTGTTTGTTAATAATGCTATCCCCCCCCAAGCCTATACTTGGTTTTCCTCGCATTCCTACGGACCGTAAACTATAGTTGACGCATGGACAAACGCTCCCTACGGACGGAAATCGTGAAGGCTGGCAAGTGGACCCGCTTCTGTGCAGTGAGAAACGCATACGAAGCCGAGGGGATGAAGCCGGATGAGTCTTACGCTAAGGCTGCTGGCGAGATACTGGGCAGGGACGTTAATAAGAAAGACGAAGTGGAGTTGGATGGTGCGGTTGACTCGACGGTGTTTGCGTCTGGCAATGCGTCTACACCTGAGTGTGTCTCATGGGTAGCAAAGAACATCATGCTGAAGGATGCCAAGCCGAGTGACGCTCCCAGCAGTGAGGCATGGAGTATGTTGTGCTGGGCGAGACGCAACAACCAGAACGAGGCTCAGTTCTGGGGTACGATTTACACCAAGTTGCTTCCCAGCCGTAGCCAGTTGGATGCGGAGCAGAAGTACCGAGACGACGGGAGAGCGGTTTTGGCTGTAATTGAGAGGCTCAAGAGTGGATGAGTATTATTCGGACGTTCCAAAAGGTTTTGAAGAGAACCTGAAGTTTCGCAGTCAGGCATTGGATCTGGCGATGTCTACTCCAGAGGTGCGTGAGGAACTCTGGATTGCGTGTAGCCGCGACCTATTGTTCTATGTGAACACTTTTGGCTGGACTTATGACCCCCGCAAGTCAAAGGGGGTTTTGCCGTTTATTACATACGACTTCCAAGACGAGTCCATGCTTCAGATCCGGGATTGCATTCTGGAGGGTCGTGATCTAGTGGTGAAGAAGAGCCGCGATATGGGTGCATCTTGGATGCTGCTCACGGTGTTTGAGTGGTTTTGGCATTTCAAGGATGGCCAAAGTTTTTTGCTGGTGAGTCGGAACGAAGACTATGTAGACAAGACAGGCAACCCAAAAAGCCTGTTTTGGAAGATCGACTTTATTCACAAGCATTTGCCTAATTGGCTTTTGCCCACCATGACCCGTACCAAATTGAGGCTTACCAATGACACTAACGGAAGCAGCATTGATGGTGAGTCTACTACTGGTGACGTGGCTCGCGGCGACCGGCGAACTGCTATCGGTCTTGATGAATTTGCTGCCTTCGAGGTGGATTCGTCATATCGAGCGTTGGCTTCAACTCGTGACGCAACACGCTGCCGCATTTTCAACTCAACACCGGCTGGGTCGAGCAATGCGTTCTACGACATTAGCCATCAGGAGAGTTTTGAGCAGTTGTCTCTCCATTGGTCGCTCCACCCGGAGAAGGCTGCCGGGCTTTATGAGTTGGGCGGCAAGATGCGTTCGCCGTGGTATGACGGTGAGTGCAAGCGGTGTGCGCATGTGCAGGAGGTGGCTCAGGAACTGGACATCGACTTTGCGGGATCTGATTACCAGTTCTTCGACGCCAAAATGATTACTCGCCATATTGTTGGGTTTGCTCAACCACCGATGAATCGGGGCGAATTACAGATTCATAGCGAGAGCAACACGGTGATGGCTTTTGACAAGACCGCCAAGGGCAGGCTCCATCTGTGGTTTGAGCCGGGTGCAAACAGCAAGGTTCCTATGGACGGGCCGTTCGCTATGGGAGTGGACATTGCCACTGGTACAGGAAGCAGCAACTCAGTCATTTCGATTGGTAACTGCAAGACCGGAGAAAAGGTGGCTGAGTTTGTGAGTTCTAAAACCAGACCAGAGGAACTAGGCAATATTGCTATTGCTCTGGGCAAATGGTTTAGGGACACCACCGACAAATCGGCCTATATGGTATGGGAGGCTCCGGGGCCGGGAAGAAACTTTGGCGATGTTGTGATAGAATCTGGATATCGGAACTTCTATTTTAAGGAAGACGATGCTAAACTATCGAAAAGTCGCGGTAGTAGAATACCGGGGTGGTGGCCCACCAAGGATAACAAGCGTGCCTTGTATGCTGAGTACAGGGACGCCCTTGAAAACGGACGGTTCTTAAACCGGAGCAAGGAGGCATTGTCGGAGTGCAGGGAAATCGTTTACACCCAGAACGGGTGGATTCAGCACTCCAAGACGAACTCTTCGATGGACCCTAGCGGCGCTCGTGAGAATCACGGTGACCGCCCTACTGCTGATGCCCTATTGAACCTTGCCATGAAAAGCAAGGTAATCAAGCAGGGTGGTAAACAGACGGTCATTTCCGAAGGTTCCATGGCGTATCGCAGACGGGAAGTCGAAACCCGTCGCAAACGAATGGACTACTGGTAATGGCTAAAAGTACATACACAATCAAAGACAAAATGGCGCGTCTTTCGGACGCGATTATGTTCAGCCGACGAAAGATGCAACCGTTTCGAGAGAACCGGCTGCACGCTATTCGTCAATACGTTGGAACTAACTACGGGGAAAACGGATCTGAAGATAAGGTTCCGATCAACCTGCTAGAGATGGCGATTAACATCTATCGCCGTCAAGTTGCTGCAAGCAGCCCGCAGATTTTGGTCCGAAGCAAGAACGCAGACCTTAAAGCAGAGTCGGGCGACTTTGAAGCAGTCATCAATCACACGATTAATGAGATTGACTTTGAAAAGACGCTTCAGACATGGGTTTTGGACGCCATGTTTGGCCTTGGAGTGGTCAAGGTTGGCCTCACTGCGGGTCGAGACGGCGAGATCGACGGTTTCCGTCATGATGTCGGGCAAGTCTTCGTTGATAACGTCGATTTTGAAGATTTTTGCTTTGACATGACGGCTAAGCGGTGGGATCAGACCCAATTCTGCGGTAATCGTTACTCATTGCCGTATGAGATGGTCATGGACATGAAGATGTTCGGTAACAAAGACCTTCAGCCCAACCCATACAACCGAACTACGAACGAACAAGGTGATGATCGTGTTACTTCGCTGCAAAGCGGAGGCGAAAGCATTGGTGTAGAGCAGTACATGCCCATGATTGAGTTGTGGGACGTGTGGTTGCCTTACGAAAACGTCATGGTCACGGTTCAAGCCGATGAACATGCCGGTGGTTTCTATAACACTGAGCCATTGCAAGTCATTGACTGGGCCGGACCAGAAGTCGGGCCTTACCACTTGTTGTCTTATGTTGATGTTCCGGGCAACATCATGCCGATGTCTCCTGCATCGCTGATGATTGACTTGCATGAACTCGTCAACCGTCTCTTCCGCAAGTTGGGCCGTCAGGCCGAACGACAAAAGACGTTGACAGTGGTGGCGGGCGGGGCCGAAGAGGATGGACGCCGCATCGTTTCAGCATCAGATGGCGATACCATCCTCTCGGACCGCCCAGAAGCAACCCGCGAGATGAAGTTTGGCGGAGTTGACGGGCCATCGCTTGCCTTCATGATTCAGTTGAAGGACATGTTCTCTTATCTAGGCGGCAACCTCGACTCACTAGGCGGCCTAGCACCTAGCGCCAAGAGCGGTAAGCATGACTCACTGCTCAGACAGTCGGCGTCGGTTCGGATCGACGACATGCAGGCTAGGACCACGATTGCGGTTCGCAAGGTTGTCGAGTCGATGGCTGACTACCTGTATTACGACCCAGCACCGTCAACTAAAGTTTACCGAGACATTCCCAACTCAGACATGGCGGTCAAGGTTGACTTCGATCCAGAAATCCGCGAAGGCGATTTCTTGGATTACGCAATTGACATCGCACCGTACTCGTTGCAATCTCGAAGTCCTACAGAACGCTTGCAGGCCATCAACGAAACCATGATGCAAATCGTCATGCCTATGGCCGAACAGTTGAAGGCTCGCGGCATTGTTCCCGACATGGATCGTTACATGGAAATCGTTTCCAAGTATTCGCATATGTCAGAACTGTCCGAGATCCTCAAGATCGCAGACTTCGCAGAGAAGGAAACGATGGAGGAAATGGCGGGGATGGGCGGAGGGCAACAGCAGGGCGCTGGCAAGCCGCCGGTAACCGAGCGGCGTTATGTACGAGAGAATGTTTCTCCCGAAGACAAGCAAGATCCCAACATGATGGCATCCCTGATGGGTGGTGGTGGAAACCAGCCGCCTAGTCAAGCCGCAACGGAGGGTGGGTAATGGGAAGCATGAAAGGGTTTAGCCAAAAGTCTGGCGATAAACGCGCGACTAAATCTGGCGCGGGCATGACTCGTAAGGGCGTGGCTAAATACCGAAAGCAAAATCCCGGAAGCAAACTTAAGACTGCCGTGACTGGCAAGGTAGCAAAGGGAAGTAAGTCCGCTAAAAGACGCAAGTCTTATTGCGCACGATCTAAGGGCCAAATGAAGATGTTTCCCAAGGCCGCTAAGAATCCTAACAGCCGATTAAGGCAAGCCCGAAAACGATGGAGGTGCAAGTAATGGCCGGTTTTTCTGCAACAGGTAATCACATGACCATTGACCAAGGGGCTACCTTCACCCTTGCAATCAATGCCTTGGCTTCTGATGGTAGCCAGAGGAACTTGGCTTCTGGATTTCTTTTTAAGATGCAAGGAAGGCCAGCGTTCTCTTCGTCTACGGTTGTTTTTGTTGTGAACTCAGCCGACCCGGCTTCAGGCGTAGCGGTGGCGTTTAGTGCGACCAACCCTAACGTCACATTTACGTTTAGTGCCGCATTTACAGCCGCACTCAGCGCGCCTCAGTCTGGCGTGTACGATATGGAATTGACTACTAGCAGTAGCGGTTTGGTTGAGAGGTTGATTCAGGGGACGTTTGAAGTCACACCGGAGGCAACCAAGGTATGAGCATTACAGTCACAGCCCCAGCAACATTTACAACAACGGTTACATCTAACGCCGCCGCTGCAACGATCGCATCCGACAGCACAACCGGCACAGCAAAATTCAATACCGCTAACTTCGCGGTTAGTGGTGCGGGCGATGTAACGATTAAAGATGCGGGCGTGCTGCTTACCGCAGAAGTAACCGGAACCCTTCCGGTTGGCAACGGCGGGACAGGTCTGACCGCTATAACCACTCTACTGAACTCCAACCAAGCGTACGGCGACATCAGCGGAACGCCGACGCTTGGAAACGTCGCAGGCTTGGCCGTCGGCATCTCGAACCTGAACGTCTTGCAAGCGAACGCGGCAGTATCGGATGACGACTTTCTGACGATCAACGGCACGAAGGTGGAAGGCCGATCGGCAGCCGAGACGCTCAGCGACATCGGAGCGCAAGCCGCACTGACGTTTGGTAAATCGAGCGGCAACAGTATTAAATCCGAAGCCGCTTTGGATACCAACGATTTTCTTCGCGTTGGCACTACCCATGTCGTAGGAAGAACTAACGC